AAATTTTTCTTCCAAGCCAACATATGTATATCGTGAAGTTCTTTAATATTAACATCAGCAGGTACAAACACATTAACTGATTGTGCTTGACAAATATATTTTTGTCTATCAGATGCGTGTTCTATTATCCATTGTTGATTAATTTCTATTGCTGTTTTAAATATATCTTTTTCATTATCAGATAATTCTTTTAAATGTAAAACTGAACCTCTATTTGCTAGAATAGATGTCCAAGTTTTTTCATTGTTAATTCCTTTTTTATCTAATAATTTTTCTAAATATTTATTCTTAACTAAAAATGAACCAGACATAGTTTTTTGTACATAAGCGTTTGCTCTGTATGGTTCGATAGATGGAGAAGTTGTGCCACAAATAATAGAACTAGAAGCGTTAGGTGCTATTGCTAATAAATGTGCGTTACGTAATCCAGTGCTTTCCATATCAGGCGCTTCACCTCTTTTAATTGCTAGTCTTTTACTTTCTTCTACTGCTTGCTCTTTAATACTTTTAAAAATTTTCATATTTAATGATTTAGCTAAAGCACCTTCAAAAGGAATTCCTTTAGATTGTAAGTATGCGTGAAAACCCATAGCTCCTAAACCTAAACTTCTTTCATTGTTAGCACTGAACCTTGCTCTAAACAATTCGTCTGGCGCTTTGTCAATAAAATATTGTAATACATTATCTAAATATCTTATTAAGTCTGGTATAAATAAAGTATCGTTTTTCCATTCATCATACTTTTCTAAATTTACAGAAGACAAACAACAGACTGCTGTTCTATTCTCATCAGTTGCTAATGTTATTTCAGAACATAAATTAGAATGATGTACTTTTAATCCTAATCTTTTTTGTGTTTCAGGTAATGCTTCATTGATTGTATCTATGAATGAAACATAGGGCTCACCAGTGGCAACTCTTGTCTCTAATATTTTTAACCACAAATTTCTAGCTGATATTGTTCTCACTACTTTTTTTGTATGTGGGTCAATTAAATTCCAAGTGTCATCATAAGTTGGTTCTTTAATACAGTTATCAATTAACTGCATAAACTCATCTGATATGTTTACACCGTGATGTAAGTTTAAACATTTTCTGTGCACATCACCACCACTAGGTTTTCTCATTTCTAAAAATTCTATTATTTCTGGATGAGATATATCCATATAAGCGGCATAACTACCACGTCTTGTTTTACCTTGAGAGAAAGCAAGTATCTCACTATCAACTACGTGAAGAAAAGGAATTGAACCTGATGATTGTGAACCACCAGAAGTTTGTGTTCCATCACTTCTAATGTGTCCCCAGTAACCACCAATGCCACCACCAACAGAAGCAAGCCAAGCGTTCTCTGTGTAGTGACCTGTTAATCCTTCTCTGCTATCACCAACATAATTTAAGAAACAAGATATTGGCATACCTCTTTTACTTCCGGCGTTAGACAAAACAGGCGTTGAATACATAAACCAAAGTTTAGATGCATAATCATAAATTCGTTGTGCCATTTCTTCATTGTCAGAAAATGCTTTAGCCGCTCTCATAAAACCATCTTGCGGTGATGTTTCTTCAGATAATAAATATCTGTCTTTTAATGTTGTCTTACCAAAATCAGTAAGTAATTCATCTCTTTCATAATTTATCATAGGAACTTCACTTCTATAAAATTTGCTCTATCTAAAGTTAAATAATTAATTGCTATAGGTTCAAATTCTTCTAACGCATCAAATACAGTTTGTTTGTTTAAAGAACTACAAGTGTAAACATCTAATTGAACAACAGCCGGAGCATCTTCATCCCAAGAATGAAAAGCAATGTGTGATGTTTCAATACATTGAACACAAGTCAATCCTTTGTTACCTTCTTTATTTACATACACAGCAACAGTATCTCCTAATGGTTTCATATTAATATTTTTTACTAATTTTTGAATCCATTTTTTAATAAATTCTACATCTGTTGGTGGGGTTTTTACAGTTGCTCTTATAATAATATGTTTATGTTCTAACATTCTTTAGTTCTTTCTCAATTATAAAATTAATATATTGTTTTGCTTTTTTTAAATCTTCAACACCACCTTTTTTACGCCAGCGTGTTATGTATTTAATAACATTACCTTCACAGAAATTTAAATTATTTGATATAATATAATCAATAGGTTCTATTTTATTCTGTGCATAGTGTGGCGGTTGCTTAATTAAATCTGCCATAGTTTTACTTTTCCTGTTTTTTTATTGTATTCTCCGTGTCTTAGAATACGTGCAACTCTAGCTTGTTGTAAAGCTTCAGCTTCAGTATATCCTTTTTCAACGTAAATCTTTTTAACAATTTTCCATAAGTCTAAAAGGGGAACGTTAGTATATTTCTGAATTAGTTTCTCAGCAGTTTTAATACCAACACCTTCAATACCATCATAACCATCAACTTTATCACCAGTTAATGTTTGTATCATAAACCAATAGTCTGCCATTCTTTGTGATATGTTTTGAACATTAAGACCATCAACAGATAAATTACAAGGAACAGTTTTTAAATCCTTATCTATACTAACAACAATACGTTCTTCATCAGTAGGTTCAGTTGACATAATACCTAGAACATCATCAGCTTCTAAGTTTTTCCACACAACACCATTATGTTTTTTAATTACATAATCACGCAATGCTTTTAATGTCATTGGTTTACGTTTGTCTTTTCTATTACTTTTGTAAGTAGGAAGTATTTCTTTTCTAAAATTATTAGTATCTGTCAATGCAACAATATAATCGTCTGCATTTAAACTAGCTCCTAAATCATCTATAACTAAATCAACATCTGCTTTACAAATGTTTTCATCACAATGTAATGTCCAAAGTCCATCACCCCAATGTGTGTCAACTTCATTATTAAGTGCTATCTTATATAATAAAATATCACCATCTATTAATAATACTTTTTTCTTTTGCATATTTTTATCCTATATATTAAATGTTAATAAATCTTCTTTAGGAATTATGTGTCCTTTAGAACTCCAGTTATCACCACCAATTTTGATGGGATATTTAACCATAAGTTTTTTAAGATGGTCAGTGGGTATGATTACCCAAACTTGATTTTCTCTTTCAGGTTTATACAAACATATTGCATAGTTTTTTGAATCTGTATTATATATGCCAGATACTTTTCCTCTGCTTTCAGTTTCAATATATACATTACCTGTCTTTATACATAACCTATCAGACTTACATTCTATCTTACCCTCTATTGCTTTTAAAAATTCATTTTCACAGTCTTTTCCAAACTGTAAATCTAAATCAAAACGAGGTTGTGCTTTAGTGCGTTTCACTCCAATTGTCTCCTATTTTATATTCACCAGTTAATGGAAGTCTTATATTAAAATATTCACCAGTGTCTTTTATTGCTTTTATGGCTAACTGCCCTACTTCTTCAGCATCTTTTTCAAGACACTCTACTTGTATTTCATCGTGCACCCAGACAACTTGTTGAGCATCAGGGATTTTTTTAATTACTTTATCAAATTCAACAAGCCATCTTTTACAAACTAATGCGCCTGAACTTTGTAATAAAGTATTTAAAGCGGCGTGAGCTGAACGAACTTTAACTCGTCTTTTATCAAGACCAATTAAATACCCTCTCTCAGACGCTTGTTGTACATTCTCAATTAACCTATTTAATGCAGGTAAATTATTTAAGAATCTTTTTTTAATTTTAGATGCTTCAGCAACTGTTTTGTTTGTAACTTCTGCAATCTTTTTAACACCACCGCCATATAAAAAACAGTAGTAAAATCTTTTGGCTAAGTCTCTATTGTCTAACCCTGCTAAAGTCTGTGTTTCAGTGTGGATATCGCCATCCAAGACTACTTTTGCATAGTTGCCATTATCATACTTAGCCATATAGTGAGCCAACATTCTCACTTCTAAACCTGAGACATCAATGCCTACAAGTTTTTTACCTATTGGAACTGTAAATAACTTTCTACATTCTTTACCATAAGGTACAGACACGCTTGGTATCTGTGCCATATTAGGATATGAATGAGTTGCCCTTGCAGTCACTGTTGAATTAGTATTACAAGTGCCGTGTATTCTATTATTTTTTTCGTGTTTCAACCAAGCTTGTGCTCCGGTTGCAAGTTGTCCAATTCTTTTATCTAATAAAAAATGCTCACACAATATTTGTGCAGGTGGATAAGATAAACTTTCTAATATAGTTTCATCTAGTTTAGGCTTACCATCATCAGTATAAATTGTAGGTTTCCAATTATACATTTTAATTAATCTATCTGCTATGTGATGTCTGCTTGAAGGATTAAACACAACAGTTTTTTCTTTATAATATATTTCACCTTTAACATAACCTTTTGTTTTGTTATTTACTTTAGGTACAAATGGTGTACGTTCAATTTTAGGTGGGAATATTTCTTGAAGTTTATTTTCAAGCTCAAGTCTTCTGCTATTTAATTTTGAATATAATTTTTTAGCTTCATCAGTATTAAAACTAAAACCATATACTTCTTGTTTATAAATTAATTGTGCAACACTATGTTCTAAATCCATAGCTTGTTTTGAATACTTAATATCTTCAATCATCTTATAAAGATTATAAGTTACTTCAACATCTTGTTGACAATACTCTAACATCTCAGGTGTATAATTTTTCCAGTCAGTATCAAACTCAGCTTTGTAATTACCTATTCTATTACCCCAAGCTTTTAAACTATGTCTTCCAATACAATCTCTAGGAAAATCTTTACGTTGAAAATCTTTTTCTTTTACATCTGGAAATAACAATCTTGTTGCTACAAGTGTGTCAAAAATTTTTCCCTTAAAATCAAAGGCAGGATATAATTTTTTAATTACTGGTATATCAAATTTAATAATGTTATGACCAACAATTAATTCAGCTTTAGATAATTTATTTAAAGCATCTTCTTTACGAAGAAGTAACATTTCATTTGTGTTTATATCTTTTAAAACAATACAATGTATTTGTGTTACATCATCTAACAACCCATCTGTTTCTATATCAAATATATATTTCATATTTTTATTACTTTCGTTTTTACTATATTAACCGTAGGAATTGTTGTAACGTTACCAACGTCAGCAACTGTTTCATCATCTGAAAAATTTATATCAGCACAAATTATATGTACTTCTTTATTCTTTTTTATTAACCATCCTGATGAAACGCAAATTGTTGGCGTTCCTAATTTAGCCATTTGTAAACTTGACCATTCAGAATCACTCACTGTATCTATCCACCAACACATAACAAATTTAGCGTTAAGTGTTTTTTTATTTATAACAGGTAATTTCATTTAATGTATATGTTTGTGTAATTTAACATCAACGTTCCAAGCCGCTTCTTCACCATTAAGAGCCAAACCCATTAAGGCTTCTTGTAATAATGATGCAGAATTTTCTAAAGCAACGTGTAATGTTACAGGTTTGTTTTGTCTTTTAGCATTTTCAACTGCTGATAAAACATAGAAAGTCCAAGAGATAGCAGTAATATTTTTGCTATCAATTTTTTTCTTTTTAATTATTTTAGAAGTCATCAATTGTTTCTGATTGTACTTCAGACAAACAACCAGTTTCTAAATCATAACGTAAACTACAAGCTTTACCAGTCTCACCACTAAATCTATTTTTTAATACATTTACTTGTGCAATATTATTTTCAGCTTGTAAATCTCTTGATAATCCAAGAACCATATCAGATAGCTGTGCTATACTTTGACTGCCTCTAAGACTATTCATAGATACTTGCAAACCATCTTCATAACCTTTGTTACCATCTTTAGTTCTTGATAAATGTGATACAAGTATTAAACCAATACCAGTTTCTTCAACTAATGTTCTAAGTTTAGCTACAAAATAATCTATTAATTTACGTTCATCATTTGTATTAGCATCACCTAATGCAGACAAAGCCATATGCAAATGGTCAAGTATTACATAATCAACACTACAAGCTTTAGCCATATATCTAATTTTAGATAATAAATTGTCAGCAACTGTGCTTCCAAAATGATTATATAAATAAAATTTACCGCTACCAATTGTAGAGTTAAAAGTTTCTTTTAATTCTTTTTCAGTAACACCTTCTCTAGTTAAATGTAATGGTTTCTTTAATTCAACACCCATAATGCCGAGAGCACTACGTTTAATACTTTCTTCTAAAGCAATGTATCCAACAGTATAATTATTTTTTAATAAATGTAATGCTACGTGCCTACAAAAACTAGATTTACCTACGCCACTACCTGCTGTAATAGTAACTAACTCACCTTTTCTTAAACCGTGTGTTTTAATATTTAAACATTCAAATGGGTAAGGTACTGTAATTTGTTTATCTTCTTTTTGTATTTCATCCCACAAATCAGAACCCAATACTATTCCATCAGGTCTGTAAGCTTTACTAGCCCAAATACAATCAGTAAGTTCTTTTGTTTTATTTGCTAATAACATTTCGTTAGCATCTTTTAATGGTAACGTACAAATTTTAGCTTTGTTTGGTGAAAATAATTTAGCACATTCTAATGCCGCTTTTTGTCCGTGTTCATCTTGGTCAAAACAAAACACAACACTTTCATAACTCTCTAACCATTCAAGTTCTTTTTGAATATCTTTTTTTGCACCCTGTGCACCAGACTTTATACTTACTACTGGAAATTTATTTTGATTTACACGAGAAATTGATAAATCATCTATTTCACCTTCAGTTATAATAATCATTTTACCACCATCACGCCATAGATGCTGTCCAAATAATCCTGATTGTCTTGCATCACCTAACCATTGAAAAGTTTTATCAGGGTATCTTAATTTTTGTGCTACAAGTTCTTTATCTTTGTTATAGTAATTTGCTATTTGACAAGGTCTGCCAAACCAAGCGCCAGTTTGATAATTAAATTTTTGCGCTGTATTAAAATCAATATTTCTTTTTGATAATGCTGTTACATTACCAGAAATAAAATCTTTACTTACTTCGTTTGTTTGTTTCAAATCTTCTACTCCTTTTTTTAATGTGTTACAAGAAAAACAAAAACTATGCCCATCATCATAGATAGAATTAGCGTCACTAGAATTGCACTCATCACAATGTGTGTGATATAAAAAGTTACTTTCAGTTTTATCCATAAAATTTTTTGCCTAAATATTTTGAGTTTAGCTTACTGAATATGAGCACACACTCAGTAAGCAACAAACAAACTATGTCAACAATTCTTTTACATCAAATTGAGGACATAATGAGTTAGCCACATCTCTGTGACCAACAACTTTAACATCTTTGTAATTGGCTTTTAAAACATCTATGAGTTTAACTAAACTATCATATTGTTTGAAAGTAAAATTACAATCTGGTTGTCCATTAACATTTTGTCCACCAACTAAACAAATGCCAATGGAATTTTTATTAGACAAGGCAACATCTGTTTCAATATGTGCGCCTGCAATCATTATGTCTCGACCATCCTGTATAGAACCGTCTCTTTTTATGACTTTATGAAAAGCGCACGAGAATAAACCTTCTTTTCTATGTTGCTTGTCTAAATCTTTAACATCTAAATTTTGTTTTGGATTTGTATTAGTTGAATGAACAACAATGTACTTTGTTTCTTTTCTTATATTGTTCATAACCATCCTTCAGGAACGTGCCTGTCTGCATATTTAAATCCATACTTATCACACCACATACCGTATGTAGTATTTGATTTTTTACTTATTCTAGTTTTTGAATTGCTAAATATAATTCTAATATCTAAATCAGGATGCTGTTCTTTTATAAGACGCATTTTCTGACGGTCTTGAGAAGTAAAGTAACCTTTAGTCTCAATGTAAATATTATTTTTAATTAAATAAAAATCAGGTGTGTAAGTATGTATTTTTTGTGGTTTAACGTAACTTAATTTTAGTTTTTCAAATTTATATTCAATTTGTTTGGTGTCAAGTTCAGAAGCAATTGCTTCTTCTAAACCTGACCTAAAACCGTAACGCAAACCAACTTGATTAGAAGTCAGCTTCTGCTTTTTCTTCTTGTACCACATTTGTGTTTGCACTTTCTGGCGCTGTATATCCGCCTTCAACATTGTTAAAGCCGTAACCTTCAGCATTGCCAGAACCACCCTCAACTAGCTTAGTTATTTGCACTGCTCTTAATCTCAGACTTACGCCTGCGCCTGCCATTGCAGTGAACCAGTGAACTAACTCAGCACTAACTTTCATCTCACTTCCAGACCAAACGTTAGTATCAATTAAAGGTTTACCAGAACTATCAAATATCGCTACTTTAAATGGAATTACTTTTCCATCTTTAGCAATTATTTGTGCTTTTCTTTTAAATTTGAAAATAACATTTCCAGTTGGAACATTTTTTTCATCCATTTCTTCTTCGTATGGTGGATTAGCAAGTTTAATAGTTTTGCCTTTATTTTTTTCTTTAGCAATTTTTAAACTAGCTTCCATCTCAGCGTTA